TTTTTTTTTTTTTTTTTTTTTTTTTTTTTTTTTTTTTTTTTTTTGGTAGTCTCTAGCTCCGATTGATATTTATACAGGAGAGTCCTGTCTTCTCATTACTGAGGGGTGAAAAACTCGACATCATATTCGGCAACGAGGTAGCCAAAAGATCCAGCACCAGTCACGCTGATGCCTTCGACAGCTATGTCCAGTCGGGCTTGGTTCACTTCCGTAAGAGGGGGCGCAGTACCTGTGGAGCTAGTAATGTACTTGGGCAAACGAGATAGTTGCCGAAGAGCTGAACAGGCGGAGTTGGCATACGCATTGGACATCACTGCATTCACGTTTCGCATAAGAGCGACACTTGAAGCAGGAGGTGTGTCCGACACATCATACTCAACTCCCATCATGACTACGCCCACCTGTGTGGTAGGAAACAAAGACTGGTAGGTGTAAGTCACCTTGTGGAACACGTAGTATTCATACAAAGCGACATAGTTGGCGAGGCGTGGGAAAGCAGCAGGATTAAGTGGGGAACTAGTGACACCATTCACCTGCAGCAAAGTGTATATGCCGTTGGCGATAGTGGCGGAAGATGTAACGGAACCAAGGAGCTCGCGACCTTTCAGGCGCGTCCCCCCCATTGTTGAGCTCGGGTGAACGGCAAACAGCGAAAGTGGCACTGTGCTGTTGGCCTGCGGAGCGTTAAGGGAGAGAGTTTGCCTTTGTAAAAGGTTTGTTCGCGGTGGGCGAGCGGTTCGTGGTCGAGGTTGAGGGCGGTTAGGGCGTCGAACGCCACGGCGACGTGCAGAGACGGCGCTGGAGCGCTGAGCAGATTGTCTTTTTTGGGCGGCTGTTTTTGTCATTCTCATAAAATTCTCGATGGTATCTTTTATCAGGCTGTGAGAACATTTAAGCACCTGACATAAAGAAGAGAGTGTATCAAGGGAAAAAACGAAACCTTCCACACGAGTGTGGAGAACCGCGAGCTGCCACTCTGAGAGCCGTGCCGGCAAGAGTTGCTGTATGGCGGGCGTCATGTCGATCTTCGTTAGAAAATCAACAAGAATACCGTCAACTTCCTCGAAAGGAATAGCCCAGGGGAACAAACAAATGCGCAAGCCAAGGAGATGGCCAACGCAAGCTGCTTCAAAAGACAATGTTGGGGATTTCTTGACCCAATTCACGGATGAGAGAAGTTTTTCTATGTTGCCGGCGGCACAATAGAAGTCTCCGAAAGCGGAAACAAACCTCATCTCAAGGTGATGTGACAAGTAGGTGATGGCAGTGGAAGGGGCAGGTTCCCAGGAGGGGACCTCAATGATCGTATTGTAAAGGGCGCAATACTCGGCAAAGGCCTGGAAGGTACCCTGGAACATCTTGACGACGTGATCGTCGCCATTAATGAGTGCCTTAAAAACCTGCTCAGGAGTGAGAGTAGGAAAATAATGCAGACTCCAGGCAACAAGACATATCCAGAACATCATGGAGTTGTCCATGGCAGTGTTTTCCTGGCCGGATTTATTGCCGAACACACGATACATCCCGCCAACCGCAGCTGTGTAGCCGCAGTAGCAGGAAGAATATAATCGATAG